TGGTGAGAGAAGAAAGAGGAGACAATTTAGTGAAGTCTATGGTATTGTAAGTGGTGGAAGCACTATTCTTGTTAAGAATGGATTGAAAGGCGTACATAATATTTACAAAACTGATGGTACGGAATATAACATTGGTGCTAGTTCTATCATCCTTAGAGAGGCACTTTTCCGTGCTACTTTTGATGGTGGCATCGATGGAGCACATATAGACGAACTTTCTGTAGGTGATACATTTACTGCTGGAACCAACTCCATTGGAATTGGAACCATAAACGATAGAACTGAAACGAGTGCTACGGTTGTATTAAATACTGGTCTTACACAAAAAATTGATGCAAGTATTTTTGGAGCAAAAGTCACTATAAAGAGAGGAGCACTTAGTGGTTCCTTAGTTGAAGTTCGTGGTAAAGAAACTGTATCAGGTGATGAAACTCAAGTTCTTGGCGTTTCAACTGATGGTACGGCACATGCTGCTTCTAGTGCCTTCGCAGTTGCTCATGCTGGATGGGTAGGTGTTACAACATACATGGATATGCACGGCAATCTAAGAGTTAAGAAAGAAACTCTCGTTGCCATGTCTGGTATTGCGACTGGTAATGCACCAATCTACGATTCGAACCCATTTGCATAATTTGTAATAATATAATATGAGATTTGATGAATTGAACGAAAGTAATTATTTACTTTTTGCTATAAAATTTTATAACAACCCTCAATCTGTTACTAGAGAAGATTTTGAGGATGATTTGAAGCGAATAAAATATATTAAAAGACTTCTGAAACGGTATAAAAATACTGGTGAATTAAAAATTCATCTAATTTTAAATCATTTGACTGTATTGTTTAATGTATTTGATGAGGCTGCCGTGCCTCTTTTATTTTATAACTTAGAAAGAGAACTTTGGCCTTTCATAAAAAGTTTTTTATTGTATTTGAATAGATTGCCAGAATACCCATACACTGAGATAAATAGTATACAAGAAGATCTAAATTGTTTATCATCTCTTAATTCGGTCTAATGGATAAAGTAGATACACTCATTACTAAAATTAGACAACTTAGAGAAGCAGCACCTACTAACTCTACTGGTGCTGGAATTGCTAGGTTTGATAAATTTTTATTTCCCATTGATGATGATACTTTAACCCAAGACTATCAAACTCCTGCCGAGGTTGGATTAGCAAAGGATGAGTTTATGGGTGTATATCCTGTTATGAAGTTGCAACTCAATAAGAGTAGTGATGGACCTTCAATTGATTCTATGGTAGATGCGTCAAAGGAGTATATGAACGTGATAGATGATAGAAGACTTAGTAATATTATGAATTTGTCTAGATCAATTAAAGAAGAGGTTGCAGCAGCACCTACGAATAATGTTGGTGGTGGTGCAATTGCCGGAACTGCTCCTGCTGGTGACGATCCTCCGGTTAGATTGAAGAAGAAAAGAAAACCAACACCAGTTGGTCGCTATGGAACCCGTAGAACCTGGATGCAAAATCTCAGAAATGGATAACGATAACGTTAATTCAGCAATACTAGAAAGAGTTGAGAGAGTTGTAGAAGCACTGCAAGATAACTCCATCAAGATGGGTGAGTTATTAGCAGTTCATAATGAGAAATTAGATAAGCAAGATCGTATTGATGCAGTTCTTTTTGAGAAAATAGAATCCTTGCATAAGGATATGGATCGTGCCACGGATGAAATAAAGAAAGGATGTGAAAGGGATATAAGAAAGATTGATGATCGTCTTCGTCTTATGGAAAAGAAGATGTGGAGCATTGCTGGTTCTCTCATTGTAATATCATTTTTGGTCAGCGTGCCGGGTCAAAGAATTATGGCAAACGTCTTGACATCAAACGTATCACCGACTATAATAAGAGAAGCAAAATAGTAAATTATTTGTAATGGATTTGGTTGACGCCAAATATATTGGACTAGTTTCTTCACGACTTAAGAAATTTAAGAGAGTTAAGGAAAATCTTTTTAATTTTCGTTGTCCTATTTGTGGGGACTCGCAGAAGCAAAAGAATAAAGCACGAGGATATTTCTATCGTGTAAAAAATAATGTCAACTTTAAATGCCATAATTGTGGTGCTAGTTTGTCGTTTAATAATTTTCTTAAACAGATAGATGCGACTCTCCACAAACAATATACGCTTGAGAAATTTAAAGAAGGTTACACAGGAAAAAACTTTGTAGTTCAAGAACCTAAGTTTGAATTTGTAAAACCTATATTCAAAAAATCTCTAGGGTTGCCAAAGGCGTCTTCAAGTCCCATTTCGTCAGAATATCTCACAAAACGTGGGATAGATCCTGACAAATTTTATTTTGCCGACAAGTTCATGGAGTGGGCAAATAGTCAGAAACTGACCTTTGATAATATCATTAGAGATGAGAATCGTATTGTAATTCCAATGTATGATGAGGATAAAAATCTTATTGGTTTTCAAGGTAGAGCACTGGGGAAATCATTCACTAAATACATCACCGTAATGTTGAATGAGGATGCACCAAAAGTATATGGACTTGACACTATTGACAAAAAATCTACCGTTTACATTACAGAAGGACCATTCGACAGCACGTTTATTTGCAACTCAATTGCTATGTGCGGAGCTGATGTTGATGTCAGTGGTTGGGGTATTAGCAATCCTGTTTGGGTCTATGATAACGAACCACGCAATCGAGAAATCGTCAATCGAATCAGTAGAACAATCGATAATGGCAACTCCATAGTGATTTGGCCAAATAACATAATTGAGAAAGACATTAATGATATGGTTCTTTCTGGACATGATGTCATGTCTATGGTAAAATCAAACACCTACTCGGGTTTAGAAGCAAAAATTAAATTTAACAATTGGAAAAAAATATGACCAATGGAATCAATGTAAAAAAGCGCAACGGAAGGGGGCAGGAACCACTTCTCCTTGAGAAGATGCATCGGATGGTTGATGAGGCATGTAATGACCTTGCAGGAGTCTCTGCATCGCAGGTAGAGATGCAATCTGGTATTCAGTTCTATGATGGTATTACAACTGCAGAAATTCAAGAGATTTTGATTCGCTCTGCTTCAGACTTGATCGACTTGGACCATCCTAATTATCAGTTTGTTGCTGCTCGTCTCTTATTGTTTTCTATTCGCAAGCAATTATATGGACGTAGGCATGAAATTCCAAAGGTAAAGGACCATATATCAAGTTGTGTAGAAAAGGGTGTATATGATCCAGAACTTTTAACTTTATATTCAGATGAGGAGTTTGATAAACTTCAGTCGTTTATCGACCATGATCGTGATTATTTGTTTACATTTGCCGGTCTTCGTCAGGTTGCGGATAAATACCTAGTGCAGGATAGAAGCAGCGGTGTTTTGTATGAAACTCCACAGTTCATGTATATTTTGATTGCTGCTACAATTTTTTCAAAATATCCAAAAGAAACCCGTCTGGATTACGTTAAAAAATATTATGATGCAATCTCCAAACACAGACTCAACATCCCCACGCCAATCATGGCAGGAGTTAGAACACCTCTTAGACAGTATGCCAGCTGTGTTCTTGTTGATGTTGATGACACCCTCGATAGTATCTTTACTAGCGATATGGCTATTGGGAAATATGTTGCTCAACGTGCAGGCATCGGTATCAACGCAGGTAGAATCCGTGGCATCAACAGTAAGATCCGAGGTGGAGAAGTACAACACACAGGTGTTGTCCCGTTCCTTAAAAAGTTTGAATCAACTGTACGATGTTGCACTCAGAATGGGATTCGTGGTGGTTCCGCAACAGTCCACTTCCCAATCTGGCACATCGAAATCGAAGACATCCTAGTTCTTAAGAATAATAAGGGTACAGAAGACAACCGAGTGAGGAAACTTGACTACTCAATCCAAATTTCAAAACTTTTCTACGAACGTTTCATTAAGAATGGAGAGATTAGCTTATTCTCACCGAATGACGTACCAGGTCTCTATGATGCTTTTGGTACTGACGCATTTGACGATTGCTATGTGGACTATGAATCAGATCAGTCTGTTCCAAGAAAGACTGTCAAGGCACAGGATCTCTTTCTAGACCTTCTAAAAGAAAGGGCAGAGACTGGTCGTCTTTACATTATGAACATTGACCACTGCAACTCTCATTCTTCTTTCATTGACAAAGTTGAGATGAGCAACTTGTGTCAGGAGATTACTCTACCCACGAAACCTTTACAACATATTGATGATGAAGATGGGGAAATTGCTTTGTGCATCCTTAGTGCTATTAACATTGGTAAAATTAGGGACCTTGAAGATCTTGATGTTCTTTGTGATCTTGCTGTTAGGAGTCTTGATGAACTCATTGACTTTCAAGGATACCCCGTCAGAGCAGCAGAGATTGCCACTAAGGCACGTCGTTCGTTAGGAATCGGTTATATTGGTCTGGCACATTATCTTGCCAAGCATGGAGTCAAATACGACCAACCAGATTCTTGGAAACTGGTTCATGATTTAACTGAGGCATTCCAATATTATTTAATTCAGGCAACTGTCAATGTTGCAAAAGAAAAGGGTGCATGTGAGTATAGTCATCGCACCAAGTATGGGAATGGAATTCTTCCGATTGATACATATAAACATGATGTAGATGAAATTGTGCCGAATGAGCTTCAGTACGATTGGGAGAGTCTTAGAACTCAGGTTTTGGAATACGGAGTACGGAACTCAACATTGTCCGCACAGATGCCTTCGGAGAGCAGTTCCGTTGTGTCAAACGCAACAAATGGAATTGAACCACCTAGAGGATACTTGTCCGTTAAGAAATCGAAGAAAGGTCCTTTGAAGCAAATTGTTCCACAATATGGAACCCTTAAAAATAATTATACGTTGCTTTGGGATATGCCTGGGAATACTGGGTATATTAATATTGTTGCAGTTATGCAGAAATTCTTCGATCAAGCAATTTCTGGAAACTGGTCCTATAATCCAGAGCATTATGAAAATTCTGAAGTTCCTGTTAGTGTAATGGCACAGGATCTTTTAACTACATATAAGTACGGTTGGAAGACCTCTTATTACCAAAATACATATGATAATAAAAATGATGAAGTAGAGGAATCTACGGAGTCACTTGATAGTTTAATTTCTCAATTAGAAAACGCGGAGGAGGAAGACTGTGAGTCTTGTACAATTTAAGATAAACAAAGAGGAAAAACCAGTGGTTGAATCCATGACTGTTTTTAACTCTGAGGAAGTTGACACTAAAAAACAACCAATGTTTTTTGGTAAACCATTGGGTATTCAGAGATACGATTCTTACAAGTATCCAATTTTTGACAAACTCACAACGCAGCAGTTGGGATATTTCTGGAGACCAGAGGAAGTTTCTCTTCAGAAAGACCGTGCTGATTATCAGACACTACGTCCAGAACAAAAGCATATCTTTACTTCTAACCTGAAGTATCAGATTATGCTTGATTCGGTTCAGGGTCGTGGTCCTGGTATGGCATTTATCCCATACTGCTCTCTGCCTGAATTAGAGGCATGTATGGAGGTCTGGGGGTTCATGGAGATGATCCACAGTCGTTCATATACTCATATTATCAAGAACATTTATCCCGACCCCTCTGATGTATTCGATCATATTCTGAATGATGATCGCATTGTTGAACGTGCCATGACAGTTACTCAGGCATATAATGAATTCATTAATGCAGCACATCATTATGATAATTCTAATGATTGGCAACATGCATTGGAGCAAGTCCCTTATGCATTAGAATCCAGATATGAACTCAAGCGCAAACTCTTCAGAGCAGTTGCGAATGTTAATATCCTTGAAGGTATTCGCTTTTATGTATCATTTGCTTGCAGTTTTGCTTTTGGCGAACTCAAACTTATGGAGGGAAGTGCAAAGATCATCTCACTGATTGCCAGAGATGAGAATCAACATCTTGCCATTACGCAAAATATTCTGAAGAAGTGGCGTGAAGGTGATGATCCTGATATGAAAAAAATCTTCAAAGAAGAAGAGCAATGGTTGGTTGATGCATTTGAAAACTGTGTCAATCAAGAAAAACTTTGGGCAGAGTATCTGTTCAAGGATGGTTCGATGATTGGTCTCAATGATAAACTGCTGCAGCAATATGTGGAATGGATTGCCAATCGTAGAATGAAAGCAATTGGACTAAAACCAATCTATGACGTACCCGCAAAGAATAACCCACTCCCCTGGACGGAACATTGGATTTCGTCGAAGGGTCTTCAGGTCGCTCCTCAGGAGACTGAGGTTGAGTCTTACATCGTCGGAGGAATCAAACAAGATGTCACCGAAAACACATTCGCAGGATTTAGTCTCTGATTCTGAAGAAGAAAAATCTTTAGAGGCATACAGAGAGGCAGCAAAATCAGATGCCTTTCTGTTTGGTGACTATGATGCATACTCTGCTTTTACTGAACATAAATAAATTCCAGATGATGGAATGATTTGACAGATTATGAAAATCCCTGGAAGTTTAAGGGAACCGATTTTTTATCTGAGAATATTGACGATAACTTCGGTTTTGTCTATCTCATTACAAATCTCAAGAATGGTCGCCAATACATTGGTAGAAAATACTTCTGGTCAAATAGAAAGCCTAGAGGTAAATCTAGGAGAGTTAAATCTGAAAGCGACTGGAAAAAATACTACGGCAGTTCTGATGAACTTAACAAAGACCGTAAAGAGATTGGAAACGAATTTTTTACAAGAGAAATTTTAAGTCTCCATAAGACCAAAGGAAAGGTCAATTATGAAGAGACGAAACAACTTTTCATCAATAATGTTCTAACCGAATCCCTTGACGACGGAGGACCTCTCTACTATAATAGTAATATTCTAGGAAGGTACATGAAGAAAAATTATGGTAACTTTGGAACAAACCCTTGAACGCAATTACCATTGGGTCATAGATCGTATTCATTATCTTTGTGAAATTGATAAAGAAAGAACTCCAACTTTGGATGATGCTCTTGCTATTCAAAGAGAATTTTCTGAATGGTTGGACCCAAACATAGATGATCATGATGTATTTTCTCTTGAATACATAGGAGATGACTCCTTGCCTTGACAAGTTTGGAATGATGTCCTATAATACGAAAGCACTGAAAAGGTTCCTTTTTTAATGGTATGATTTTAGAAACACTCCTGGCACTAACGCCCATTGACTACGACCATTTGGCAAGAGCAGTCAAGGTTGAAGCAGCCCCTAACACTATGGATGAATACTGTGTAGCAGTGTCTATCCTTAATCGTGTCAGATCTCCTTTTTACCCAAACACTGTTGCTGGCGTAGTTTATGCTCCCGGACAATATGAAGGATTTCGTTATTGGAGACCAGTTGCTTCTACAACTTTAGTGAATGAATTCAAATCTGATAAGGGAAGAGAAAACTTTCTCAAAGCATACAGTATCATTGGGGACCGAACAAGTTTCAAAGGACAGCGGATGCTACCGTATCGTGTTGTATCAGAAGATCCAATGTGCGATTCAAAAGGCAATTTCTTCCATTATCACTGGCAGTCATGACCTATCCAGCACCAATTATTGCACCTTATGATGAGTGGTTCAGTGAATCAATTTTAACAGAAACTCAAATGGAGTATCAAAAACTAATGAAAGAATCTGGCGACGACATTATTGTAAATATGGATGGCGGAGTTGGTGGTTCTTGGAAAGTCGAAACTGAACCTGTCAATATTCATGAAGTGATGTATGATATGGCAACTAAAACTGGCAAGACTACAACTCAATTAGACCCTATTGGCGCATCGGAAAATTTTCAAGGAGGTTTGGAAAATCTATATGGATAATGATTGGCGTTATAGTGAAGATAAATTAAAAATTCGTCAACAAGCACTTAGTATTCTTTTGAAAAAATATGGTTCTGAACTTAATTCAACAAGAGAATCTAAATACAAATCCCAATCTATATACGAATGTGCCCATGATTGGGTATCCCAAGGTAATGTAAATTGTAACGGCATTGCCAAATACTACGAGGCTTATTATGCAAAAAGTAATTAATGTTTTGGCAGTCCTATCATTTGTAGGAACTGCAGGTATCGTCGGTGGCGGTACTGCACTATATCTCAATAAAGATTCTATTATTGAGAACGCAAAGAACCAAATCGCAGCAGCTGCCGGAGAAGCAATTGCTGGTGCTCTTCCTGGAATGATGGATTCTGCAATGCCAGAACTTCCTAGTGCCACTGGTGGTGCTCTACCACTTCCTACAACTACTGGACCTGCTCTACCTTTCTGATATGAAAAAAATTATTATGGCCTTGATGGCAGCATGTCTTGCTGTCCCTGCTGCAATTGCAGATCCTCTTAAAGATGAAGATTACTTCACTATGCATTCTATGGGATGTATGATTCTTCAAGAGTGTACTGATGATGTAGATGAAGTTTTTTCTCTTCTAGATGTTTCTTCTCAGTATGACAACACAGATTCTTTCTATCCTGTTGCTAATGAGTTTAACAACATGCTTGTTTCACTGAATCAAATCGGTGTCAAAGTATATCTTGCTGATGAGAAATATTTCCCTGTCGGTAATCGTGGTGTATATCATACTGTCTCTAATAATTTCTTTTTGAACAAAAGATTTATGGGTCGTCCTCATGTTCTCATGAGTGTGATGCGTCATGAAGGATGGCACGCTGCACAGGATTGTATGGCAGGAACTATTGATAATAGTATGATTGCTATTATCAAACCAGAGGAAGAAGTTCCTATGATGTGGCAAGAGTTGGTAGAACGTACTTATCCAGTCTCTGCACAACCATGGGAGAAGGAAGCAACTTGGGCAGGTAAAACTGAAGGTATGACTCAGGCAGCACTAGAATCATGTGCTCGTGGTAGTATGTGGAATGACTATGAACCAACTCCAATGACCAGAGAGTGGTTAGAAGAAAATAATTTTATCTCTAAATAGAGATGCGTTGCTTTCTATGGAATGCCTGAAGAAGTAAAGAAAGAAGAACCCAAGAAGAAAGGTATTCTTGGAAAAATGAAGGAGGCCGCAAGTGACAAAGAAGAACAGCTTGATATTCTGTCTACTTTTGTTAGGCTCGGCATCCTTGTTTGGAGTGGCGGAATACTCACGTTGGCGTATATTCAACTACCACCCGTACTCGGTATTCCAGAGCAAAAGCTAGATCCAACTTTTATCGCCAGCGTCTTCACCGGAGTTTTAGCTACCTTCGGAGTTCAGGCAGCAAAGAAAGGTGGCAATGGAAATGGTGGAGCTCCCATTGGTGGTATCAGTAAAGCAGATATGGAAAGATTGATTGCAGCTGCAGCACAAACTGCACCTGCTCAAACTATTCGTGTCGAGCAAGCACCAATTAAGTTCATCACTAATGATGATGAACCACCTGTAAAACCTACCATGTAATCTTATGACCTTCTTTAAATGGACTGCATTGGGAGTTGGTGGTGTTGTTGCCGTAGCACACATTGGTGTTCTGGGACACATCATCACAGCAACCAGAGTGCCAGAAGCACCAGTTATTAATTTCCCTAGGGGAGATTATTCCTCATATAAAATTGAGGCAGGTAAAGAAGGTTATAGTGTAGAGTATAAAGCAAACGACCCTGCTGTTCTTGAGTCCCAAAAATCCTTATCTTTAGATAAAAATAAGAGTGGATTCTTTGGTGGAAAAACTAATGAAGTTAGAAGAGAGTGGCGTAAAGATCAATTCACTATGGATGGCACTAGAAATATAGGAGGTGCCGTTGGAGACGGCGAGGGAAAGTCTGCAAAAGAAATAGAGTGTATCGTGGCGGACGCTGGAGCACGGTCACAAGGTGCGATGGCAGGAAGTAGTATTGCTGCTGGAGTCGGTGTTCCTGCTGTGATTGGAATTCCATATGTTGGATGGTTAGCAGCTGGTTGGGTATCACTTTTAGGAGGTAGAATAGGTTCTGCAGCAGGATCTACCGTTGGTTCTGTGTTTAACGATTGTTAGCATTTTAAGGTCATGAAGTCATGACAAAAGTGGGAAAAATAGACGCTAATTGAATAGATAAGATATACTAAGAAGTATATAAAATGATCCCTCAATTTGCACATTGGATCGGACAAAACCCTTTGATAATTGA